CAACTGAAGATGCGGTCACAATAAAAAAAGATCTTGAAGACTTTAAGGCTTCTACAAATGAAAAGTTTATACACGGTAAGAACTCTAAAAAAGCCAATATTCAATATATCATGGACGCAATGCAAAAAAACAAAGATGAGGTTGAGAAAAAAGAATCTCAGATCTACACTAGAATTAGTGAGCTAAAAAAAGAACAACAAGATGCTCATGAAAAGCTTTGGTTAAAGCTAGACAATGTAGAAACTATGCAGAGAGATATGAGTACTTCCCTTGCCCAGTTAACAGGATATTTAAAAGCTAAAAAAGAAATATAATGGCAGCACAAGACAAATTAATACCATCCGCAATTACGCTTTCAAATAACTTGAAAGGCACTAAATTGTATACTCAAGCCACTTTCAGAATGCCTGCTAAAAAAAGTTCTAAATGGGCCAATCCATTTATTGATGCTATAAACTTCTTAGCTAGTATTTATGCTAAATCACTTAGAGTAGCTACAGGAGATGCTTCTTGGAATCACCGTTTAGTAGATGGTGAACCTCAAAAAGATGTATTTACAATTAATCAGAATATGCATCACCTTACATTGGGATCTATCATAGCTTTCTCTGAGAATGAGTGGGATGAATTACAAATCGCTATTAGCAAAGTTATAAATATTATTGGTGTACAAGACAATGTTCCTACAGGTTTATATACACCAACTGAATTACAAACATTATTTGCAAATGCTGGTATGTGGTCTGGAGGAGCTACTCCAACTTTAGCTTTAACTGCAGCAAATGCTGCTCCTCTTGGAACTTTTGCTCAAGGTGCTACGTATGCTGATAAATGGAATACGTTAAAAGTTCCAGCTGATGCAGCATTAGATGTACAAACTCCTTTTTTAGCACCAGTTTATAATAACCCAGGTGGAACACCTTTATTCTATTATCGCTATACAGGGGATAGAGAGTGGATGAGTCCATTCACAGGCTATAATGCTTACTAAACCCTTTATAAATTCCTACTAGGCTCTGAGCAATCAGGGCCTTTTTTTTTACAATATTTGAAATAAATTTGGAAAGTTTAAACTTATTGTGTTACATTTGTATATAACTAATCTTAAAAATCATGTCAGAAGAAACAGCCAACAACGAACAAGTAGCTGCACCTACACCAGAGCAGTTAACTGAATACCGCAATAATATGTTGCAGTATTATAAGAATGAGACTCCTTTATTAGAAGCTCAGCTTGACTATGAAAGACTCGTAGCAGACATTGAAGAAGCACGTGTTAAGGCTTTAACTATGGTAATTCGTCAAGCTCAATTAAAAGCAGGACCTCCAAAAGAAGCTCCGATAACACCTTCTCCTGAAAGACAAGAACGTAAACTTAAAGCAGAATAAGATGAATCTAGACATTGCAACACTCCGCAGAACACTAGCCAAGAAAGGCTATGTATGGTATGAGGATAAACCAAACATTATCGGTATCCGCAGTTCTTTAAACATACCAGATGTATTTAATGATCCGTTGTGCATTGTGTACAAGAAAAACGGCATTGAGACATTGTATACATCTATCATTACAACTGAGCCAGGCGTAGCCTATCAGAAGAAATTACTTAATCCAAAAGGCTGTTGGGTAATGATGCCCGCACAGATGATTGATGCATATTCTCCAGGACTACATCAAGGTAAGGCTGATCACCGTTGCTTACGCAGTACAGGTATGATATTTGGCTTACGTGATGGAGATTTAGATGGAAAAGCGGGTAACAGTGGAACTCCTACTTGGGTAGATGGTAAAACTGTTGGAGCTAATGTTCATGGAGCAAATAAAGCAGGTATTACCAAGCAAATAGGTCCTTGGTCAGCTGGCTGTCAGGTTCATAATGATTGGAAGAAAAAAGAAGAGATGATGGATATATGCGAAAAGATTTATCCTAAAGTAAAAAAGTTCACGTATACACTATTGTTAGAAGCGGACTTAAAGTTTTAAATGTCAGTTAAACCAACAACATGGCAAAAGTAAATATAGTAAACAAGCAGGTCCAAATGGATCTGCCTGATATAATCAAGTTTCAGTTACTCACTCATTGTTATATAAATCGTATAACTTTGAGTGAACTGGATTTTGATTGTTTAACACAATTAGGTATCTTAGGTGAGTCTGAACTTACTGACTTTTGTACACTAATGGCACCACAAACAATTCGTAACTTGTTAATCAAGGTAGAAAAAGATGGTTTAATCTATAAAACAGGTAAAGGTAGAAAGAGAATAAGTCTTAACCCTGAATTGAAGATCCAGACTATTGGTAACATACTGTTAAATCATAAAATCGTTTACGTTGAACCCAAAGAAGCCTAGTGAAATAACAAAGATGATATCAGAGACTGATCATAAATTAGTCTCTGAATTAATATCTTTTTATTGGAAGGAGGTCAGAAAATCTTTGTCTAACTGTAAGGGAGCAAATATTGTTATTGAAGGATTGGGTACATTTAGAGCTAAGTCCTGGAAACTTCCAGATGTTATTGCTGAAACAGAAAAGATGCGTGACAAGTATAAAGCTATTGTAGATGCACAGACTCCGATTACCTTCCAAAAGTTTGCAATCTTGAAAGACTATGAGGAGAAGCTTGAACAGCTGAATGCTCTAAAGGTTATGATTGAAGAAGATGAATTAAAAAAACAACAAGTAAAAGACAAAAGAAATGAACAAACTAAGAGAGATATGGAATCACCGCAAGCAGATTCTTGAAGGTGTTAGCAATGCTTTATTTAAAAAAGCCGAAATAGAGAAGATAGCATTTGACCGTATGAGTATTTGTATGACCTGTCCTTTGATCGATGAGCAAGGAGATAAGTGTATGGTACCAGGAACAGCTCCATGTTGTGGTGCTTGCGGCTGTAAGTTAGCATTCAAGACAAGGTCACTTTCTTCTGAATGTGCCCATCCTGATGGACCTAAATGGGAAGCTGTTTTAGATCAGGCAGAAGAAGATAAGTTGTATAAGGATATTAACTATAATCCAGATCAAGATATATAAACATGACAGTCATATTTAAACCGGAAAATCACAAGTACGAGAGTCTTGATCCTAACGAGAGGATTGAATGGACCAGTGTAACAAGTTTTGTTGCTATGTTCAAACAGAAGTTTGATGCAGTTGCCCAATCTATTAAGTCTTCAAAAAATAAGAAGTCTAAATGGTATGGATTAGATCCATTAGAGATTCAGAAACATTGGAGTAATGAATCGGACCGTGCAGTTAATGCTGGAAGTTTTTATCATGACCAACGCGAGTCTGATCTCCTGGAACTAGAAAGTATTCAGAAGTTAGGTAGAACATTACCTATTATCAAACCTGTTTATAATGATGGTGTAAAACATGCACCTATCCAAAGACTTACTGAAGGTATATATCCCGAGCACTTTGTATTCTTAAAGTCTGCAGGAGTATGTGGTCAGTCAGATAAAGTTGAAGTAATTAAGGATATAGTAGACATCATTGACTACAAGACCAATAAAGAAATCAAGAAAGAATCTTTCCGTAACTGGGAGGGGATTTCTCAAAAGATGACAGGTCCATGTGGTCATTTAGATGATTGCAACTTTAATCACTACTCTCTTCAACTAAGTACGTACATGTACATAATACTGAAACACAATCCTACACTCAAACCTGGTAAAATGTTTCTCCATCATGTGATCTTTGAGAAGATTGGTGAAGATAAGTTTGGTAATCCGATCTTGAAACTGAATGAAAAAGGAGAGCCCATCGTAAAGACAGTGATTCCTTATGAGGTGCCTTACTTGAAGAATGAAGTCCTAGCAATGATAAACTGGTTAAAAGATAATAAATGAGTAATGATGAATACCAACACCAGGAGTTCTGGAAAACACCCTTTAATAGAGATGTTTGTATTGAACAAGACGAGGAAGGTCAATGTTTGATGAGTGCTCGCTGGATAATGATTGACATGTCTGAACCCACTAAAGAAAAAGAAGATGCATATAAAAATGTTTGATATACACGATGGAAACGTTGTTATTAACCACAACTGTTTAGTCATCCCTGAACTAAAAGCAATTACGGAAGCCTATGAGAATCCGATCCCTGCTTTTAACTACCTGCACTATCTGTACGACATAGATAGTCCGTATATCAATATGGAAGAAGATGTCAAAGAAGAGGCCCTACTAAATGACTTTCCAGGAGAATACACTCTTGAGGATGAAGTTATGCTGAACGCTCTTAAAAAAATGGAAGAGCTTTACATAACACCAACCTACAGATATTATCTGGACAACAAGATTTTAATGGAAAAATTAGGTAAATTTGCAAGAACAGCTGTGGTGAGTACTGGTCGAGATGGAAACATTGGAGCTTTACAAAGCCAAGTAAAATCTGTTGGTAAAACCATGATGGAGTTTAAACAGTTAGAAAAGATTGCAATGGATGAAATCAATGAAGGAAAGAATAGAGCAAGAGGTGGTAAAAAATTAGCATATGACCAATAACGAACCTCCATATCTTGAAGTCCCTACATGGGAAGCTGGTCAGTGGTCTACTACCAGCTTTGCTACAATGGAAGATTTTCGTGATTTTTTGATTCCATTATTCAAAGAACCAGGTCAATACAAATTTGATCAGACAGCTTTTGAGTTTAATGCTCAAGCTAGACAGTATACTAGAACAGGTGGAAACAATGGTGGTTACTATTGTCCATATCCGGAAGGGAGTAAAGACTTTATTACTTATTGGAACTTTGAAAAGAAGAAATGTCGTAACGGTGTGCTTTACAAAGGAACCAATGATATGTGGTATCTCCCGCGTGAGTACTACATGTGGATTAACTTTCTCCCTATTAATGATAAAGTAAAAAAGAAATTTGATTTTCCTAATATATGGGATAGTCAGTATCATATGGCTCTTTATGAACTGTTGGCAGAGTTACATTTTATGCACTGTTCTGTTCTTAAAAAACGTCAGTTTGGTTCCAGTTATTATCATATGGCTAAACTTATTAATCAGATATGGTTTGAGGAAACACCTATTCTTAAGATTGGTGCATCTCTTAAAGACTACATCAATGAGAAAGGATCTTGGAAATTTTTGTCTGAGTACAAGTCTTTCCTTGATGATAAGACTGCATGGTATCGTCCAATGAATCCTGGAAAAGTTTTAATGTGGCAACAACAGATTGAAGATACAGGATCTGACGGACGAACAACTTTAAAAGGTTTAAAAGGTACACTGCAAGGTGTAAGTTTTGAACAAAATGACACAAACGGTGTCGGTGGTGCTATTCGAATATTCTTTTATGAAGAGGCAGGTATTGCGCCTACCATGGATAAAACAACAGAGTACTTGTTTCCAGCTCTTCAATTGGGTCAAATTACAACAGGTGTTTTCATTGCTGCAGGAACCGTAGGTGACCTGGATCAATGCGAACCTTTAAAGCAGATGACGTTGTTTCCAAGGATAAATAGTATTTATCCGGTGGTTACTAATTTAATTGATGATACAGGTATTGTTGGCGAGTCTGGATTATTTATTCCAGAACAATGGTCAATGCCACCGTTCATCGATTCATTTGGTAACTCACTTGTAGAAGAAGCTCTTGCTGCACTAAATGCGGACTTCGATAAGTGGAAAAAAGAACTTCCTCCTGAGAAATATCAACTTCGTGTATCTCAGCGTCCAAGAAATATTGCAGAAGCTTTTGCATACAGGAAGCTATCAATGTTTCCTCAGCATTTAGTAGCAGCACAACTTAGTCGTATTCAGGAAAAGGAATACGCATACGAGTTTATTAACCTGGAAAGAGATGCTAATGGTAAAATTGTAGCGACATTAACAAACAAACTTCCAATCAGTGAATTTCCAATATCAATAAAGACTGATGATAAGACAGGTACTTTAGTGGTTTTTGAAAGACCAGATAAGGATGCTGCCTGGGCAACTTATTTTGGATCTATTGACCCTGTTTCAGAAGGAAAGACAACAACGTCAGAATCATTATGTTCGATCTATATTTATAAAAACCCGGTTGAGGTAACTCGACACGACGGTGATAAAACCGAAACCTTCATTGAAAGAGACAAAATTGTAGCTTGCTGGACAGGACGATTTGATGATATTAATAAGACTCATGAACGTCTTGAGATGATAATTGAGTGGTACAATGCATGGACAGTGATTGAAAACAATGTGTCCTTGTTTATTCAGTACATGATAAGTAAGCGTAAACAACGCTACCTGGTACCAAAAGACC